TGTTGATCTTTTTCCTGTGCAGTTTTATTAGCTTCTTCCCAAAGAGTTTTCCATTGTCCCTGATCTTCTAACTCTTGTTTACGTTGTTGATCTTTTTGCTTGTAAACATCATCTAATTTAGTTTTGATACCTTTGAATTTTTCTTGTTCATCAGTAACTTGTTTCTGTAAAGCAGATAGTTTTGCTTCATACTCTGCTTTTACAGAATCAAGATTTGGTGCAGTAGGCTGTGTTGTTTGTGAAGCAGTGTCAGCCACAGGCTGTTCAGTAGGAGTCACAGACTCAGACTGAATTACTTTTTCTTCAATCATAATTATTCTTCAGTTGTTGTAGTTTTTTTCTTAGCTGTTTTTTTTACAGTTTTTGTTTCAGTAAGTTCTGGTTGAAATTCAACCATCTCCCATTTATAAGATCCATCAGATTGAAGAACCTTATCTAAAGATTTCGCCATAGTAATTTATATACTTGCTCTTTAGTTTACCAAACTATTCAGATTTGACCTCATTTGCTGAAGGTAACACTTCTCCCTGTACCAAAATATCTCTGAATTCTTCTCTATCTATCACTTGCTGATCAAATAATGCTGTTAATGCTGTAATATCTTGACCTATTAATCTTTCAATATCAAAGTCTCTACTAATCTTTACTTCTGGAGCTTCAATACCTACATATTCAGCAGATAAATTAAATGCTTTTTGCAGCTTCTGTTCCAACTCCATAGAAACCATAGCAAGCATAGAATTAGTATCTACTCTATCTAATCTTCTAGCATCAGCAGATTCAGCAACAAATTTTTGTTGACTTAACGTACTAATACCAAGAGTAGCCATTTGCATCTGTAGTTCTTTTATCTCTGATGACTGAGCATCAAAAGCACTAGAAGCTGGTTCTACATAATAAACTTTATTTCCTGGCTGAGTTGCCATTGCATAATTAACAGATATAGCAACATCTTTTGTCTGATCGTCATAACCTTCCATCACAAGCATTGGTTGAGATGCAACGTGCAAACTATGAATAAGATCAGCTTGTCTTTGGAAATGTGCAAGATTTAAATATGCAATATCAAGTAAAGGTGGTTTACTTACTAAATTTTCTGTTTTACCAGAATAAATAGTAACTAAAGGTATTTCACCAAGAGAAAATTCACCAGATTCAACTTCTTTATATTCTTCACCTGTAGTTTGAGCATCAAATTCTCCAGCATAAGAATTATCAGCAAGATCATACATCTCATCAATTTGATCTGTCTTACGAAAAACACGATAACGACCAGGTTCTATAACTCTTATCTGTTCAAATACTTTCTCTCCAAAATCTCCATCAGGCAATACAGCCTTTTCAGCTAATCTTACTTGAATAAGATTTCCATAATTAGATTCTCTATCAAGTCTCCAACCATATAAATTATTAGGATCTACTTCGATCCAGTAAGGTCTACGATCCTGTGCTCTTTCTTCGGCAAGACTAACAGCACCAGAAGGTGCAGGATAATCAACAAGAATATGACTTTGGCCATAAGTAAGAGAACACATCAATATTCTTCTTGCGTATTCATCTAGATCTGACTTGCAACCATCAACATCCATTTTGAACATTTCTGTCCAATAAGGATCACCAGTAAGTGTTATTGGTTTTCTTAAAACTAAACCTGTAGCTGCTCTTATTAATCTTTGTGTAAAAGGAGAAAATACAGCACGATTTACTCTTGCCATATAAGCCGTATAATCTTCTCTTGGCTCTAATGGTAAAAATGCTTCACTATTTTCTCTTAAATATTCAGTACCTTCACTAACAGCTTTCATTATTTCCCAACCCTTCATCATATCTAAAACTGCTCTAGTTCTAGTAAAAGGACTATCTACACCACCAACAGAAGTAGAGGTAATAATTTTTGTTCTAATCTGACCCGGAATTGCATAAGTCATTGATTAACACCTCCATCTTTTTAATGCTAACGCCTTTCTAGTCGGGCGACCTTTTTTATCTTTTAATGGCCCTGGCATTCCTTCCATTCGAGCACAGAAACTCTTTCTTCTTTTTTTTTCTGACTCAGTAAGACCTGATTTTTTAGTAACAGGTGCTTTTAAGTTACTACCAGTAGCACGATTGTATTTCGCACGACCTTTTGCAGTAAGACCACCTTTTTTAGATTTTTCCCCTCTACCTAAAGTTAAACTGACAGA